CTCGACGGTCGCGGAATGCTCGGTGGCGAGCGACTACCAACCTTTGCTGTTCATTACCTCCGCAATCAGCCGCTTGCACTGCTCGCGTTCTTTGCTGTCGTCGCGCTTCTTCGGTTTCAAATGCGCGTCAATCTCGTTCCCAATCTCAATCAGGCCGTGGCGCTTCAAGTGCTCTTTGTGCTGCCTGCGCCCCGCAATCCATTCGCCTGTCGCCATTGACTTGTAACCCGCAATGTCGGGGATTACGTATGTCGCATCCCCCCGGCGTGCGTGCATCTCCTGCGTTGCCTGCCAGGCCTTCTCTCCTTCCTCGCCGGAGAGCTTCCACATTTCTAGCCATTCTTCTTTTGTCATGCCATCAACAACAGAGTTTCGATGTCGTCTTCTTCCTGCGCCGCCTCAATCAACTGCTTTGCAATGAACCGCTGAAGCTGGACGTTTTCGCGTACCTCCGCATAGTTCACCTGTGGATACTTGCGCACCACTTCCGCCCGCACCACTTCCAGCACTTGCGGCGATTCCTTGACGATTTCCACCACTTCGGCAATTGTGGGTTCTTCCTCGCGCTTCTTCAGCTTGCGCCACAGTTTGAACCAGTAGCCATCATGGGTATCCTGAACAACAGGCGGGACGGGCGACGATTGAGCGCCAAACCACGCCCCAAAAGTGCCGCCAAGCCACTGCCCGAACATCATGTCGCGTCCCGCCCCGTGATAGTTCTAACTCCGTCTGCGTAAGTTGCGGTTACGCGGTCTGTCGTGCCATCAATGCCCTTGAACACGGGCGATCCGTTCTCAAGCCCTGTAGCATCTCCCTGAGCAACAGCCGCCAACAGGCGCAGAATCTCCGCTGCCGTATAGCCCGATTCGATAACCTCAGTCCACGGGTTAGACGCAGACCCGGCATCGTTGAGCTTTTCGCCCATCGTGCCTGCCGTGTTGTTCGCAGAGGCAATCGCCGCCCATACAGCCGCGCCGACATTGCCAGTGGTAAGACCTGTGCCGGTGACCACCAGATCAGCGGAAAGTTCCCCGATGCCCGTTGCAGTAGAACCCGCCGCAGTGCCTAGCCCTGTCATGGCGGCAACCAGTTCGCCAAGGCCCGTAGCGTCAGCGTCCGAGATTTCGCCCGAGCCGCTGATGCTGGCAACCGCTTGCAGGAAGGCTTTTAGGTCCGCATCGCTAATCTCGCCCTGGCCCGCAATATCGGCCAGCAGTTGCACAATCAGACCGCCAACAGCGGTAAGGCTGCCCTCGCCAGATAGCGCCGCCTGAGCTAGCTTTACAGCCCATGTGTCGGCATCCGTCACCCCGCCATCGCCCGTCATGATGTTGCGCGATGCCAGCGCCCCGGGCTTTTGGGGCATCATCCATGCGTTAGGGTTTCGGTTCCCGGACGGCAAAGACACTAGCCCGCTTGTAATACCCTGGCCTGCGGTAATGTTGCGGTTTGCACCAGTGCGAGCAAAGTTTGCCCACCTAGCAGACGGGTAAGCGTTGTTCAGCACAGTGGCCCCGTAGGTCTGAAAGACCCCGTTAGCCCCGATGAACCCGTTAGCTAGGATTGCCACGTATCAGCCCCACCCGTAGTCAAAATCGACGTTGATCGTGCCGCCCGAAGTTGTCGCGCCGGTCTGGAACAGCAAGAATTGGATGTTTGCCCCGTCAGGAATCCTGCGCATGCTTGGCAGTGCGTTTACAAAGTCCGTCTTGTTGTAAAGACCAGTTGCAGGCACAGGGATCATCCACAGCGGTTTGCAAAGCCCGATGATGCAAGTGCCCGATGCGTGCGCAGTGCCGGACCACACAAGCGACACAATGTCAGAAACGCCCGTGTCTCCAGCGGCCAGAGGAAGAAACGGGTTGTACTTGTTCGCAGCCGCGCCGGTATTGAGCAATTGCCCTATACCCATCGATGCTGTACTCGTAAACGTGGTCGTGGCACCCGCTGCGCCGCCCGTGTCCAGATAGTTAATGACACAAGTTGGTGCGTTTGCGCCCATTGCGGTATCCGCCGCAACAAACAACCGCAAGCCTTGCCCGTTAGGGTAACGGTCCCCCGTGCCCCCACCAGAGCCAATAGCGGTCATCGTTACCGTTTTGGTGCCGGTCGTGCTTACGTTCGTGCCTGACAAAGGAACGTAGCCAACCAAGTCAATCGCCATCACGTACCAAGGGGCACCAGCCGCAGCGACTACCGCAGCGCCACCAGAAAGAAAGTGCTTGGTGTCCGGCGAAACGTTGCCACCGGTGTAAATGGTCCCTTCCGCCCAAGTGTCATCAGTCGGCACATAGGTAAGGTCCGTGCCTGCAAAGGTTGCAGCAGCCGGATAGCCAGCATGCCCCGCCAACAACGTCCACGCGCCTGCCGTGCCTGCGCTAGAAAGCGTCTTTGTCGTTACTACCGTGTCTCCCTGCCCGTTGTTGGTCAGGTCGTCAATCAAATTGTCCTGCGATGTCCAGCCCATGATTACTCCCAAGCCACTTCTAAGATTCCTGCCAAGATTGACGATGCGAGCGAACCCGCGTAACCGCTTGCCAACAGCCCAACTACTGCGCCATCCATCACCCGTGGCGCACGCGCCTGATGGATCACCGGCAGCAACTCAGTGCATGACCCGAAAGCCGCGCTGTTAGTGCGGCACTCTTCAGTGATGACGCTTTTTAGGAGCGGCTTGACAATCACCAAGCACATCAGCCCGCCGCCCGCCGCGCTCATGGTGACGCTCTCAATGGAGCGCACGCCGGTGTCGCCTGCCTGCAGGTATAAGAACGGGTTGTAGCTCGCACCCGTGCCCGACGCACCGACCACCTGGCCGCCGCCGGCCACGATGAACGTGTAGTTGATAGGGCTAACTCGTCCGCTAACACCGTCCTGATTGGTGTACGTAAACGTAAACTGCCCAATGGCCGACGCGGCAGACTGCGCCACCGCCACCACTTGCCCGGAGCCATATCGCGGCAGCGTCACCGTGTTATCTAGAACCTGCTCTTCACCAATCGCATCCGTGTCAATGAATGGGTAGTAAAGCAAGTAATCGCACACCGCAATCTCTTGCCGCCCGTTAGTGACTGATGTAGTGCCGGATGCAGCAGACATCAGCATCAGATTCTTAATGTGCTTCGTTGCAGGCGCAACGTTGCCGCCCGTGTAAATGCCCTTGTCAGACTCAATCACCGCAGCCGTCAGCGGCGTGGATGCGTAGAAGTTGGCAACCGGCGAGCCTGCGAAATAGGTGTAGTCAATCCATGCGCTTGTCGTCGTCGCTGCGCTGGCAACCGCTTTTCTGAACGAACTGAGCCAAACCTGCCCCGCTTCGTCAGATTGCGCATACTCAGAGACAGCCGCAAAGCCCATTAGACGGTCCGCCCCGTTAGTGCCGATGCTGCCTGCATAGCGGCGATGCGAACCTTTGTGCCAATGCTGGCCCCGCCTTTCCCGACGCAGATAGCCCGACGCGGCGCGATGATCTGCCCGGTATGCTCGCATTTGCGTTTCACGATTGGCTCTCCGCCCTCGACGGGCGTGACCTTGACCCCGCGCAGACATTCCGCACAGTAGTACAGGGGTGGGCCGATCTTCTCCCACGCCAACCGCTCCAAAGGCGTGCGTGCGTCCATCAGGATTCCGTCACCGTCAGTGCCGACGCGGCGAACTGCGGCGTAATCCCAGAAGAAACAGCCAGCGAAGAATTGAGAGCGCCGTAATGCCACACAGCAGTGGCGCCACTCACGCCAACTCCTGTAGATACGTGCGTCAGCGTCGAGCCAGTCGCGCCGCACTGCGGGAATGAAATGGTTGCAGCGTTTGACGTAGCCCCACCACTAGCCGCAGCCCAGCCGGTAGACCGCGCCACCGCTTGCCGCGCATAGTCCGTGTATGCGGTTTCGTTCTGCGCCTGCGAATTCGTGCCCGCCGTCAGGTCCGCTGTGTGCAGCGCCACATAGGTATTGGTCAGCGGGCTTGACGCAGCGTTATCGGCCACGTTAGCCCAGGCGGTTGCCCGGTACATCAGATTTACGATGCTGTTACAGGTTGCTGTGCTTTTCGGCATGGTTAGCCCTCCGTCGTTTCCACAATTCCAGCGGCACGCCCGTCAGGCCCCCGCACCAGTTTCCTTACCTTCGGTTGACGCATGGCCTTCACCATCTCGCGGATGCCTTCAAGCACCTCAGAGTGCTTGTCTTCCATCGCTGACTTTTCTTCTTCTGCGCCTTCTGCCCGCTCTTCCGCTCGCTGTCCGTCAACCAACTTGCTAACGGCTTCAAGCTCTAGCCGTTGCATCTCCCTAGCCGTCTCTCCCTCTTGCTTGATGCGCTCCAACTCCTTAGCGTTCTCCATCCGCGCCGCTTCGATAGCCTGCTCAGACTGAATCCGCATCATTTCCAATTCACGCGCCAAAGCGCCCTTTTCGGCTTCAGCCTGCTGCTGCGCCTGGAGCTTCGCTGCCTCGACAGCCTGCATGTTCTGCGCTTTGAACTGCTCCATCTGCGCCGATACCTGCAATTCGCCTTGCTTCGCCTGCTGGCGCATCTGCTCCAACTGCATCGCGGATTGCGCCTTGATCTGCTCAGGATCGGGCGGCGGCGGTGCCGGAGGCTTCGGGGCCTTCAGCTTGGCAATGGCTTCAT